CTTTAACTGAAACCCCCGTCTATTGTTTTACGAACGCACACGGTACGTCGTTGTGGACTACCTCCACACTAGTGCTACGACGTCTGTAGCTATGGTATCATAATTGATCGATGACGTCTAATCGAGCAATCGTGGGTCTACCCACTCAGGGATCTACTCCTGCTGCGGCATGTCCATCTCCATGAACTAGGTTTTGTTTTACCCTCTATGTTAGAGTGTTTTATTGTGTACAACACAACCACAGATCAAAACCACTGTGGCGTGAAGTAACTTTGTTTCCAACTTAACAATCATAATTTTCCTACACTGCGTTGGGACAGCTGGCACAAGACTAGGTGGGGGTGTGAAGCCCCTTTGGCAAGCGTCTTTAACCAATTGTGTTCAAAAGCACAATCAACCTCCGTAAAGTCTAACACACGAACGTGGGGAAACGAAACCCATCTACCATGCTTACTTGCAAGTCATGGCGTGCTAACGAACTACATAGGCCCGGGGCGTTAAACCGGTTCCTCAAAGAGTATGTAACCCAGTGCATGCCTCTAAGAGGCATTTGTCGGCAAAATATAAATCTGGACTTGTCCATAAACCGTCCCACTTAATGTAGCAGAAAAGGTAATGGCCAAGGGTGCAAAAGTAGACACCTTCCAAAACCAGATAGTATTATCTTGAGTAGTACCATTACCTGAATTGAGGTATGGCTGAGAATTCGGAGTTCCGGAGCCGTTAATAGCAATGTTATTGGCAGTTGCATTAGTGATTGTCATCCCAGGTGCGGAGACATTGGCACCTTCATAGAAGACGACAACGGAAAACAAAGTACCTATTGGATATGCAGGTAAAGTCAGGATGGCACCTCCAAGCTTGACACCAATATCATCATACTGCACTGTCTGTGCAGTACCAAGAGTGAAGATGGAGGTGGCACCGGTAAACACGATGTCAAAGAAACCTCCATTACCTGGTGTGATGGACGGTGGAATGATTGGCTTGAAGAATTCTACACAGTATGTAACCCACACTTCTCCAAGATTAACGCCTGAAGAATTGCCTTGAGTAGCAAACTGGAAAAGACCCTGATCGTATAAACGCAGATCTTGTCCAGTCGGTACTGACCCAGTCCTAATAAACTTTATCGGACTGAATGTTTCCCGAGGTGCGCACTCAATAAAGTGGGCCAAATTTAAGGTAGGTTTGACTGATGTAGCGAATTCAGCATTTTCCATTTGTTGCTTGTTTGCATAAGGAATGCTGGAGGAGTTGTAGTTGGTGGACATAACCACTACTCCTGGTACACCAGAGTTAGCATAATCGGTGGTTAGTGCCCTGAACTCAAACATAATACCATGGAATTTGTATTCCTGATAATTTTGAGCCAAGGAGGACAACCAAGGGAAGGTCTCATACATACCTGGATTCAATGGTAGACTGGTAACACTAAAGTTACTTGAGCCATACATATCGAACAAGTATTCACGGTGGCACACGATATTAGTCGCTCTATCAGTAGAGAACTTTGGAATACCGTTGCCATAAAGAACGTTGTACTTTGGTGCATTGCCTGCCAAAGAATAATGACCTTCTCCAATAATGCTTGCAATGCCTGATCCGAGTAAGTTACCCGCTGCTGCGCCCAGTACCGCTCCCATCTGTGGGTTGCCGAATTTTAATCCAGCAGCTCCACCCAGGGCAGTACCAGCTAACATTCCTGCATTTCCAGCGTATCTCATACGCTCCTTCTTCAATTCGAGTTTCGCTAGCCTGTCTGCTATGCCGAGTTGCACGGCCCTCTTTGCGGAGGAGGGCTTGACTCCTTTTCTGTTTGTTGCTTTCGTCATTTGTATTGGATACCTGAATGACAACAGGGACTATCCATCCCATGCAAACCACCTGCCCGTGTAGTCTCTTGGCGTTTTGTTTAGCACTCTAAGAGTTTTGGGACATTACTACATGGGACCCAATGAACCTTACGATTCAAGCGATACGGCTGTTCATTTCCGTTCACCCATTGCTTCTATCTGCGGGGTGTCATGTAAACGCTCTTCATCTTACCATGGTTGGCCTCCTACGAGGTCCCCAACGTTGCCGCGAAGCTCAAGACAGGGCGGTCGTGAATCACCTTGTCTCGTCTGATTGTTGCCGAGTCATAGTATTGCTCAATGTGCCTCTGGACTTCAGGGGTTATCCCGAAGGCTTTCCAGTATGACACACGAGTTCTACCACTTGGACATCTGACTCCATTGTAATGTAGCCCCTTTTGGAGGTAGTAGAAGCCGGTCTCCATGCAAGGGTCCGAGAGGAATTTGCTAGTTTTTCCTCTACGTTTCTTGCGACTCTCCTTCATTAGCTCTGAAGAGCGTATAAAACATTGATAAAATGCCTGTGAGAGGGGCACTCCCTCTGAGAGTGTCATACCCCCCATTCCCACAGTGTATAACCATTTCTTAACCAGTCCCTCATTGTCTAATGGCTTAATAGAGATGCAGTCTTTTGCAAAACTGACAGGTGCTTCTCTAACCATTGTCGGGATATCATCAACCATAACCGGCTGAAGCTGGCAAAATTTGATTTGCTCAAAAACATAAACTGGCTCTTCGATTTTCATATCGAAACCTAGTTTTTCGAAGAAGTCATGCACCAAATTACCAAAGTCCATTTTTTCAAATGTTCTCCGTTCCATGATGATGACACTGTCATCACCATTGTTGGCTACTTCGACATCAAGTGAATAAGCTCGTATAAATGCGTGGACCATACAAGCCATAAGTAGTACATTACCCATGCTTGTGTTGATACACCCACTCGTGCGGGTCCCGTCTATACGATACTTAAGGTAACCATCTTTCGTCCTACCAAACCCACGAACCTGCAGCTGCCACCGTAGTAGCATATCTAGTTCGTCGAGGTCTTGGTCTCGGGAGAAAAATGACCTGTAAATGTTATGTTCCCATTTTAACGCGTCTACGGACACGTGTTGGTCAAAGCGAGATGCGTCCAGTCCGATAGCGACAGGTTCGTTAAACCTGTACCACTTTCTTTTAAACTCTGAACCCATCTCTATAACATTCATTCCTTTCATGATTGTTTTTGAATTATACATTTTATCAATTTGAGCTAATAAAGGTTTCTCTAGGGGTTTTAACCACCTTCCTAGAGCAACCAAATATCGTCTATCTGTAGGAGAAATTATCCGCTGAACAGGGTCAGGTTTAGCGGTTAAATTCGTTTTGTCGGCTTTTCCAAAGCAAGCAACGTTAGCATCTCTCTTCCGTGGTGGGAGTAGAAGGAGTGAATTAGCAGCTCTCATGTTCATTTCACGTTTGCGACCCTCGTACATCATGGCAAATTCATGCCAGGAGACGGGGGTGGTCTTAACGGAAGTGGTTGTCATAAAAACTCGTTGCTTCTTTAAAGTCCGATTAAAGTGCCGTGTTGATTCAGGTGAATATGGTCGAACAAAGTCCCCACCTCGTTTGACGAAAAACACCCTCTCCAACACGCCTCGCTCCAGATTATCGATTGTATTACGGTGTAAAGAAAACACTATGTTAGGAGAAAGTCCCGTAATCTGCACAGCTTTCTTAATAGGGGCAAGTCCCCCTGTATGTACCACGGTTAAATCTGCATGCTCGAGAGTAGACCTCCCAAGTATGTCCGGTGGTACACGCAGGCCCCATCAGTTGGTATCTGCAAACATCACATTAGCCTGGCCCCAAATGAGCTCCCTAATTGTGTATGTTGAGAACCATGAACGCTTAGACTTTTCAATCCTATGTCTTACAGCGTCCGTCTGACGTCTCTGATCTCTGGTCAGATCAGACTTGCTCCTATAGAAGAACATATCAGTGATTTCCTCCATGTGGTAAGCTATGTGTCCATCACGCAACCCATGCTTTCTCATGTTCTTCACTAATCTTGTTCGCACAACCTCTCTGTTCGCCACGTCAGCTTTTAAGTCCCTACCAAATTCAACATTTAGTAAAGCTAACATGTATTTCCTAAAATTAGAAATGCGATTCGGCATGATCTCAACCAATACTTCTCCCCGTTCTACGGATTGAGGATCTATGCGAGTGGTGACTGGTATCCATGGTGTTTGTACCTTCTTCAATTTATTATGATCGAGTTGGTCCATATCCATATCCTCCTTCTGTTCTCTAAGTGATTGTCTTTTCAACTTCTGTTGCGCCCTCCATTGGTCGCGGACAGGTACTTCCTGGTGCCCATTCCTAACCCACTCTTCATAAGTGGGGAAGTCCTCATAGGCACTTTCAGTCTCTACTTCAACAAAACGGGTATCTTCCTCAAATGGAACTAAATCCGTACTTGAGGATGGAACATGTGTGTTGTCACCTAAGAGGTGTTCTTCTGGTATGATGTGGTCCACTCCATTCTGATAACCGGGAATGGGCCCATCATACTCTCTGGGATTTTCAACTGTCTCTCGTGTAGAAAAAGCTCCGTAAAGCTTACCTGGAATCATTCCATTACCTGCAAATTTGTACTGCAAGCAATCCTCTTCCAACAAAGGCACGACCTCATCAAGGTCATTAACCAATGCGATAGCATTACGTTCTACATCCCAAGGGACGCTACTTCTCAACCAAAGCCATGTCTGGAAACATAGCTTCAGGAGTCTATAACCAATCCAAATCCCTAAGATTATGATTATAACGGTGACGATTAAAGGAATTGCTGGTAAGAGCAATCCAGTATACAGATTCTGTGCAAATTCTGCCATACTGGGTACACGCTCGTCGGTCA